AGATAAGCTGACATTTATTGTGCAAGAGTTGGAAGAACAAATTGGGCGTTCACTAAAAGTTTCGCAAACTAACGTAATTGCTACATCTGAATTTACTGCTGATGCTACAGCCAGAGCCAATAAAATACTGGGATTTGACGGTAGTGGTGATTTGACGGTTTCTGAGGGCAAAGTTGATACTGTTACAGTTTCGGCGTCTGGTTTGTCTGCTGGGGCTACGCCTACAGCGTCAGCCACATACACAGGCGCAACAGGTGCGCTTGCCATAGCATTGGGTATACCTGCTGGCGCAACTGGCGCAACTGGCCCTGCTGGTGGTGGGGTAGCTGATATAGTTGATGATACCACACCGCAACTTGGCGGCGATTTAGATGTGAATGGCAAAGATATTGTCACTACATCTAATGCTGATATTGAGTTAAATCCAAATGGCACTGGTAAAACGGTTCTTAAAGGTAATACAAATCCCGGCACTATGGTGTTTAATTGCGAGAGCAACAGTCATGGTCAAACAGTCAAGGCGCAACCGCACTCTGCTAGTGTGACAAACACGCTGACACTGCCGCCGGGCGGCGATGGTGAACTGGTCAGCACTGTGGCAACCCAGACACTCACAAACAAAAGCATAGCAGCGTCACAGCTTACAGGTGCATTACCAGCCCTTGATGGCTCATCTTTGACAGGCATATCTGCTGGTGCAACGGGTGGCGGCTCAGACCAAATTTTCTATGAAAACGGTCAGAACGTCACAGCAGATTACACAATCACGAATGGCAAAAACGCCATGTCTGCTGGGCCAATCACTATCAACTCAGGCGTGACGGTTACAGTCGGCTCTGGCGAAACATACACGGTGGTTTAGATGAGTACATTAAAAGCAGATACGATTGTAGCCAGTGACGGAACAAGTCCGGCTACGCTGACTAAGCAGCAAGCATCTAAAGCCTATGTAGTCTCTGGTTACTCAAGTGGTACACCACAAGAAACAAAACTTTTCAATGTAAGTTCTCTTACAGATACATCTTCAGGTCGAATGGGTGTTAATTTCACTTCGGTTTTTAATTCTGTAAACTATACAAAGATAGGGACAGCGGGTTTAAATGAAGATTCTACATTTTTTTGTTTAGTGCATGAAGATTCATCTAACTCATCTTCAGCTTCTGTTGCACAAATGCTTTTTATTAATCATAACAACAGCGCGGACGACCCAATAAAAGTACATTTAGTTTTTCATGGAGACTTAGCATGAGTGAGATAAAAACAGACAAACTCACTGGCACAAGCACTGCTGGGTCTATTAGCGTTACTGGCGAGGGAAACTCAACCACGACTAATCTTCAGCAGGGGTTGTGCAAAGCTTGGATAACCTATACCAGCACAAGCTATGCGATTGGTGATTCACTAAATTGCACTACTGCTACAGACCATGGTTTTGGAGATTTTACCACAAATTTTGTAAATAATTTTGGAAGTGAAAACATTACGTGTGGTGGAACATCAACCTACAACACTAATATCTCTTATCGCGGCGCAAACAGTCACACTTCATCTTCAGTAGGATGTGCCTTGATTGCATCTAATGGCAGCCAACCAGACGCAGATTTTTCGTATGGTGACAGTATCGGTTTGAATTATCACGGGGATTTAGCGTAATGGCGGGTAAACTTGTAGCAGACCAAATAGAACACAGCACCGCTGGGTTGATTGGCACAAATTATCTTAAAGAAGGGACAAAGTGCTGGTTGCGGTACAATCAAAGCACAGATTCAGTGCTGGACAGTTTTAACATAAGTTCAGTCGCTGATACTCTAGAGGGCAGATATACGCCTTCTTTTGCCAACAACATGAGTTCATCAACAGATTATGCGACTTGTGTTACAAGACAAGCAGTTGCCAGCTTTAATCACAATGTAAATTACACAGAGTCTGAGACATCAAGCAACACTCTTGTTTTTACTGTTGAAAATGCAACTCATATTGATGGTGTAAACAATCATTTCTCCATACCCGGTGGGGTGTTGGCATGATTAAAACACCAGAGTTTCAAGGCACACACCTGTTTGACAGACTCTGCTGGGCAAAAGAAAATCTTGAGCCACATCAGTCTGAGTACCGCGTTGTATTTGAAGACAGCGTAGACGAATGTGCCAAAGTTCTTATACCTGACCCGAACTGGATGGCTTGTGCGCTACAGGGCGGTATTCTACCGCCTGTGTGGGTGTACTGGGAACTAGCCAAAGATGAAGCACAGCCAGATTTTAAGAAGCATACCCGTGGTTATTTGCTCCATAATACTGAGCCTGTAGAGGCGATGACAGAAGAGCAAGCCTTGGAATATCTCATAATGAAAGACTGCCCACAACATGTGTGGCGCAATTGGAATGAAGGCAACAAACCCAAAATAGTTATCTGTCGCAAAGAACAGCTTCCTGCTACACGCGAGTGGCGCAACTCTTGGAAGATATCAGACGATTTACAAACCGAAGAAAGGGCCGCATAGGAGAATATCATGGCTGTAACAACATATATTGTGGATAAAAACGGCAAGCAGATTGATTCTGCTGATTTAACAAGCAAGCCCAGTGACCGACATTTCCGTGGTGCTTGGGTGCTTTCTGGCAAGGTTATATCTGAGGACATGACTGCTGCAAAGGTTATCTTCAAGGACAAAATCCGTGAAGTGCGTCAGCCACTGCTTGAGGCAGAGGATGTGGTGTACATGAAGGCGATGGAGGCAGATGATGCGTCTGCAAAGACTGCATCTGTAGCTAAGAAAAAAGCTTTGCGTGATGCGCCAGCAAATTCTGCGATTGATAAGGCAGACACAATAACAAAGCTGAAAGCGGCGTGGGACACAAGCGTTCTTGGCGCTAGTCCGTATGCCTAATAATTTAAGATGGAGCCAGTAACAGCGATAGCTGCCGTTACAGCGGCATCCAATGCAATAGCTTTTATCAAGGCTCGTATAAACGATGTTCAATCTGTTGCTGATATTTCACAGCAAATCGGAACATTATTTGATTGTCAAAAGAAACTTAATGAGGAGCGTAACAAGCAAGCTGGTGTCGGTGACATTAAGTTTCAAAGCAGTATTGATTCAGTTCTTGAGGCCAAAAAATTACAGGAGCAAATGCAAGAAATCAAAACTATGATTAACTTGCGGTTTGGCCCAGACACATGGAACGAGATTGTCAATCATCATAATCAGAAACTCAGGGAGCAAAAAGAAGCGGAGAGGGCGGCGCGTAGAGAGGCTGCACGAAGGGCCAAGGAGATTGAAGAAACGATTAAAACAACGTTACTCGTCACCGCTATTATCGCAGTCACGGTAGCTTTGTTTGTTTTTTTGTTTGTTACTGTGGCGCAAAGTAGTGCAGAGGAGATTGTATTGTGACACAAAAGAAACTGCAAAAAGATAGCGCATATCAGCATCTTGATACAAACAATGATGATACGTTGTGTGATGATGAAATTGCAATGGCCTTAGAGTTCAAACGCAGAGAATTAGAAGATGCTGATGCTAGGCGAGACAGCATGAGATACATGACATGGTTTGCTTTGTTTGGCACTTTGAACTACCCAGCCGCAATATTGATTACAGCTATGCTTGGTTATGACAATGCGGCAACAATGATTACCGATATTGCACCAACATATTTTGTTGCCAACTCAGCATTGGTTGCAGCTTACTTTGGTGCAAATGCGTACGCAGACAGGAAATCTCAATGATGGAAAATATTATAATAGCAGCCATGCTGGCAGCAATGATACACGGTCACGTTACAGGTAATGAAAAACAAGAGGCTGTAAGAGACAATATAAACTGGGAGCTTGCTGGTAACTTTAGGACGGAAAGCAGTCCTAATACTGTTCAGTGGGTTATAATTACTGATGACTAGCATCCACCATACCGTTGAAACTCTATTTATACTTGTCATAAGTATGTGGGGATTTGACGGTTATGAGTGGCAGTACATTGGTAATCAAGTTTCTTTGCAGCAACCTATGACTGAAAGCCAATGTTTGTATTTAATTGATGAAAAAATGTGGCAAGCAACATACCAAAATCAATATTATAAAATGGTCGCACACTGTTTTCCTACAGATTGTGCAGGAAAGACAGCTTGTGACTGATGCCAAAGCTGAGTGAAAACACCGAACTTGCGATGCCCATCCGTAATCTGATTGCTTTGCTGATAGCAGCAACAGTTGGAACATGGGCTTACTTTGGGGTTATCGAACGTCTTAACACTATTGAGAACAAACTGATCTTGATGGAAACAGATCTGGGAATGAATACAGAGTTTCGTATTAAGTGGCCTAGAGGTGAGATGGGTAGTTTGCCAGCCGATTCGGAACAGTTTATGATGATAGAACATTTGGCTGGTGAGTTAGAAAAATTGGCAGAAAGTATCGAAAGTGGCAACGCACCACATGACCAGCAACAAAAGTTAGTTTTAGAGTTTTATGACAGGCGGCTTACAAAGATTGAGGACAACATAGAAAAGTTGACGAACAAATGATTGAGATGACATTTGTTTTACTGTTGATGATAGGGGAAGAGCGAGTTGAATACACGCCTTACAAAAATCTGTCTGAGTGTTTGAATATACGCCGCAAGATAAAACGAAATGTTGGACACACGGCTGACTTTGATAAAAAGTGGTCATGTAAACAATTGAAGGTCAGGCTTGAAGCTGGCGAGATTTTAGAAATTTTGGAGGACGAATGATACAGTTTTTAGGGCCGATAGCTAATTTAGCTGGAACTTGGCTAGAAGGAAAAGTTGAAGAAAAGAAAGCTGTAACTGGTGCGAAGGTTGCCAAGGCCAAAGCCGAAGCAACAATTATGGAGAAGAAAGCCACGGGGGAGATTGACTGGGATCTCAAAATGGCCGATGCTTCAGCATCCTCGTGGAAAGACGAGTGGTTAACAATTTTGTTCTCGATCCCACTAATTTTGAGTTTCTGTGGTGACTGGGGCAGGGAGATAGTCACGAATGGTTTTGCCGCACTTGAGTCCATGCCAGATTATTATCAATATACTTTGGGAACTATCGTAGCAGCTAGTTTTGGAACAAGGGCAGCGACTAAATTTTTTGGTAAGAAGTGATGAGTTTGTATCGCAACATCCATGCAAAACGTAAGCGTATCAAGGCTGGCAGTGGTGAGAAGATGCGTAAGGTTGGGCAGAAGGGTGCGCCAACTGCAAAGAACTTCAAGCAAGCCAAGAGGAAGAAGCGATGAAACGTAAGTTTGCAAAGGTTCCTAAGACAAAAGGCGGTGTGCCAAAGAAGTATGTGCGCGGTGCAAAGAACCCAAAGAAAAGAGAAGCAGAGATCAAGCGTACTGCCAAGCTGTATCGTCAGGGCAAGCTGACCCCAGCCATGATGGATCGTATTAGCAAACAGAGGAGTCGCGGATAATGTCTAGGTTTGCAAGCATCTCAGGCGCATCACGGTATTCTAAAGCAACTCTTGATAAGGTCTACAAACGTGGGCTGGGTGCATACTATTCATCAGGCTCTAGGCCAAAGGTATCAGCGCATCAGTGGGCTATGGGTAGGGTAAAATCTTTTGTGTCTGGT